GAAATAATATCATTACAAAGGGATTATGAATTATTAGAGTTAACTGTTCAACAAATTGCGCAAAAACACCAAAGAACCACAAAAGCAATATTATTCAAATTAGAAGCCGAAGGATTTATTTCATCGTGGAATGACGCAAGGGGTTTTAATGCAAAAGAGTATCAAGATATTTGTTCAGGTGCCATTGATGAAGATACTTGTGATGAATTTGATGCAGCTGATTCAGATTATCAAGATGATGACATTACGGTTGATGATCAAGAAAGTGAAGTAGATAAACTTACTGAAAGAGTTTGGAATTTGGAGACAAGTGTGAAAGATATTAGTTCAATGATTACAAAGATGTTTGATAATTGGGTTATCAAAAAATCAACTAAAAGAGCACCATTACGAAAGTATTAAACTTTTTCTCGAAATTATAAATTTCCCAAACCAAACCAAACCAAACCAAACCAAACTAATAAATTATAAATAAATAAATCAAAAAATAAAAAATTATTGCATATAATTTTTTATTTACATAAATCGAATACAATTATAATACTTATTTTTTCTCTACAAATTTGGTAATACTTTGTAGTCCCGCTTTTTCATTGTTCGTTTCCCTTAGATATTCATCAAATAACAAGGCTTTTATTTCTTTACACCTCAATGCCTCTAATTTTTCTTCGAATTTTTCATTATCATTCCCACAATCCTTTCTCAAGTTCTCTACATCCCTTTTGAACTTTATTAATTTCGGTTTTTTCTTATTCATTTCCCATATTTTTTCTAGAACTAGCGCAAACACTTGTTGTACGGGTTTCATAATTTGGTTCGTAATATAAAATGAATAGTCTATTTTTAGTCTATTTTCAACTATAAATGTCGGCGTCTCTATTTTTTCTCCTTGGAGTGCCTTTTTATCTTTGGACGAAATATACACAAATGGAATTCTATCTCCTGGTCCCGGTTTATTTCCAGGGTCGCGCGCAGTAATTCTATCCGCCAAAACCTTGTGCGCAATTGACTGCGGGTTTTTATATCCTGAACGTAGCGATTTTGTAATAATCAGTTTGTCCATCGCGTATTTTTCATCTACAATATTTTGTAAAGACGATTTTAAAAAGTCAATCGCTTCTTGAATATTTTGTTTCTTCATCAATATATCGATAATTCCTCCGTAAATATCCTTCACGATTGGCGCATTATCTCGCCGTTTCAATACAATACCCATTTCCTTCCGTTTACCTTTATTTGGGTCTGTTTCGTAAAGCATACCAACATATCTTTTCTTTGATAATAAACAAAACGGCATAAATGTTTTTTCGTATTCTAAATCGTGTGGTCCTTTTAAGAATTGTGATGCTAGATGACCGGCTTCTTGCGCAATTTCAATTGTAATTTCAAGCGCTTCTTTGCCGCGTATCGGTTTGCCGTCAGGTGTTTCCAAATTAAATGTGAAGAATACAGAATCCGTATTATGTACTATTATATTACCTATTCCAGCGGCAAAATGATGGTTCTCTGTTGTTAAATCATATACGTATCCTTCGTATGTAATTTCTTCCATTTTTTTTATAGAAAATGGGTTTTTTCTCTGTTTTCCTTTAGTCATTGTAACTCTATATATATTTGGTTTGTCATTTCTAGTATTAATTGATGTAGAATAACCTAGACTAGCACCTAACCAACAAATATAGGAGGCGCTTATTTGATTTTTTTGGTCAATCCTAGTATAACCGTTTTTATCTTTGTCTCCATCTGCGTCATATAACCCATCAAAGAATGCCTGTCTAATATTAATACTTGCATTTATAATTTCGCTTGGAATTATTTTACATTTATTATAATATAATCTTCCCCTATATCTTTTTACAAATTCAACAATAGAGCCATATTTATTGCTTCTAGGTGATAATTTATAAACCCCTGAACTTTCTAATGTAGGCATTATCACCCAATCAAAATTAGTATACACTTTTTTACATAAATTTAAATATTTATTGATTATTTCTTCAGACGCATTATTTAACGCCCACGATGATTTTTTTCCACTAGGACATTGATATTCACCGCAACTTCCATCCCCAAAGAAGAAACCCATAATTCTAGCCTCGTCTTCGCAAATAGCATTATTTGTATTTTCATTAAATGGAAGTGGATTATGTAGAAGTTCGCTTCCTTTTTGCAGATATTTGGGAGATATTTCATTACCGTTTGGTAGTAATAGTGAATGGTCATCTGTTACATCTACTAATCCAGTATGTGTTAAAATTCGCATCATTTTCTTATGAGGAGCCAATGTATGTCTTATTACTCTATTTAAATTTGTCCATCCTTTTTCTGTCCAGGTTTCAATACCATTTAATTCGCATACTTCTTTTTCTTGTTTACCGTGTTCTAAACATTTAACCCATTTATTATTTCCATACTTTTCTGCCAATTGTTCAATTGTTACTATATCAAATATTTTGTTTCCATCTGTTTCTAATGATGATATATAGACCGGCGTATAATTTGCAACACTATCGCCATATATGTATTCCGCCTTTGTTAAAACAGGTCCATACTTTTGGGTCTGACATATTTTATCCCCATAACATTCTTCAATGATTCTTTTGGCATAAGTCAATAATTTTCGCCCGGTTGCCGTTGTGCAAGCCGCAATATCTTTTTCATAAAATGTACTCGTTTTCGCACCACATTGACCATACAAGGAATTGGCGGTTACTTTATAACCTAGTTGTCGTTGGTCTAATACATTTTTCATAAATTCATCAGTTTGTTGCGGAATTAATTTTCTAGTATCTTTTCTAGCTTTTAATAATTCTTTTAAAATAGAAGGCATAATACCTTCTCCTTCTCCGAAAGGCTGTGCAAATCGGCACATTTTATATCCGCATTTAATTTTTTCAGCCGCGGCTTTTGAATGCTTTCGATGATATCTATAAGTATCGTAATGAATATCAACATATTCATAACCAGGTAAATTATCATATATATAAACACCATTTTCGTCTTTTTCGCCCCACTCTTCGATTAAATTACCAGCTAAATCATATTCTCTTGTCCAAACCTTACTATCGTGAGACAGATTTTCACTGATCATTGAACTCGGATATAAAGAAGCATAATCAACGCACGCAACTGGATTGTCCAAATACAAATCGCATTTAGGGTCTAATACAATCGCCCCCTCATAACCTTCGTCTAGTCCGCCCTTTTCAATTACAGGCATTAATGTGCGTTTTTCTCGGCATTTTTTTGCCACATAACTGGTTAGCTTGATGCCTTGGCCACGCATAACCAGGAAATTAATAGGAACACTGCAAATTTTCGCCATCTCAATATAACCAGTAAGTATGTCTGACTTATTGAACAAATAATGCACTAGATTACAATCCTGAATACAGTATTTCGCAATTACAGAACGGTCATATGCGGTTCCATTGGTCAACCGAAAGATGTCTTTAGGAGTAACGTCGTCCTTTGCTAAACACCAACGAACTTTTTTATTTATTATATCAGGGCTTACGAGTGCATCAATCATAAATTTTCCATTGGTTTTATCTAGTTCAGTTACTATAAATTTGGCACCATCAGCATAATAATCTACAGAATGTCCGATTTCTTCAAAATGAATATAACTACCAACTAATAGACCCGTCATATTAGAAGTTTTAATAACACTTTGTTTTAAGGGTTCAATATATTCGACGCTTTTCACAAAATCGCCTATAAAATTACCTGCTACATAGTCTAACTTATATGATATCAAATTCGCCTCACGACGATAAAAGTTATATAAATCTACTTGCAGACGTCCGTTCATCTTGATAAACCGTAAATCGTGTTGGCCACTGGCAATTTGTAAAGTGCTTTCTTCGATTTTCCACCTACCACTATCATTATCTTTTGAACCGCATATTTCGTCTTTATTGCGCGAAAGTTTCAAGAAATCTTCTACGCAACCATTTTCTTCAGCACGATGAAACATAAACTGATAATCAAAACCAAATATATTGTAACCAATAATGATATCAGGGTTCTCTTTTTGCACCAACCTTTGCCACGCTAATAATAACTCCCGTTCTGTATGATATGATTCAACAACTGAATTTTCAATGGGTATATCAGAACAACTATTTAAAACAATACAATGGTTAAAATGCGGGTCTTTGTTGCCATAATTCATAAACGTTGAACCGATAAAGGTACACTTATCACCCTCTAATTTTGGGAACTTTGAATTCAATGATATATTCAACTCATTAAGTTTCCCTTCACGCTCAAATTTTTTGTCACAAATAACATCTATAATCGTTGCCTTTTTGTCGGTATAAGATTTGATGTGTTTATGGTCGGTGCCGTCTTCTTCATCCTCCGCATTCATTCGCTCGAATATAGACTCAAGTGTATTTGCATTGGCGTATTCGTCGTTAGATTTAAAATTTCTCACCGGAGTTTCTAACCATAATTCACACATTTGTTGAACATCTTCTTTTGATTTGGGTGCAAGTTTTGGATATACTAGGTCTATTTGGTCCATTTTTTCGTAGCCGAATGCTGCCAAAATAATCCTTCGTAAAATATTTTTACATAATTCTTGTGTCATTTCCATTTTCAATGTTTCAAAATATTCAATAATGTTTGTAGCTAATTTCTTGTAGGTCTTTATCGGTACCGGAAAGTCACCGTGACTACTACTAGCCTCAATATCAAAACTCATTATCTTATAAGGTACGCGGCTTTCTTTATCATTTAACGGAATAATATTTTTATAATTGGTTTTGAATTCGAAATCACAATTCACGGTTTTAAAATCTTCTTTATTTTCGAATGTTTTTTTTACGGGTATTGCAATCCAACCTGATGGACTGATATCTTTAATATGAAAGAAACGTAAAAGGGGTGGGATGTTTGCTTCATATAATTTAATATCAGTGTCGTAGAAACGGTATCCGTTTTTCAATAAAGTATGACCATTGTTATAATCAGTATACCATAAATTTTTTGCTTTATTAAATGCGCTTAGATTTGCAAATTCAAGGAATATAAATTTATGTTCTTTTCCACCATCAAATCCGTATAATTTTTTGCGTTTTATAATTTTACATTCGGTAATTGTGTCTTGATAAAATTTACCCATTTTTTCTTTCAAATGAGCCAAAAACACTTCTTTCATTTTTATGGTCCATTTATCATTTACCATTACATAGAAGAACGGTTTATATCCTTCGGCTATTAATGAATATGTTTTACCGTTTTCATCTACACCAAATATTTGAATAGCAAAACTGTTGGTATCTTTGTAAAGGTTTTTTTCGTCATCGGATGAATCAATTGTATTGTCTTTTGCATTATAAACGTTAAAGTCGAAAATTCTGAAAATGTGTTCCATTGTTAAGTTATTATAGTGATTTATGTTTATTTCATTAAATGGTAATCAATTTTATAATTATATCGTAGTAATTATAAAATAATTTTATACCACAAATT